GTTAGGCACATATCTTTTGACACCTTTAAATTGTCCTTCTCTATAAGTTTCATCAAATTCTAATTCTTTACCATCATCATCTGTAAGAATTACATAAGTTCCGTCTTTATCTTTTCTTCTTTGTCTTTCGTCAGTAGGGTCAAATGGTACATAAGGGTTTGAATTTGAATCTGGGTGCCATGCATAAAACATACCTGGGTGATAAACTGTAAATTGTGCTGTTTCAGAAAAATCCCATTGAAAATTCCAACCTGCTCTTTTATTTGCTTCGTGAATAAATGGGTGAATTAATTTAAAAATCCAATCTTGACCTAACCACCCAACTTTAGTTTCTCTAACATAAATGTCTTTATCAGAGATACCTTTTTTTATTCTACCTTGAACTGTTAAATGATTTACTGCTATTTTACCTGCATTTGAAACTTCGCCACCCTTTTGTCTATTATCAAAAGTAGTAGCGTCAGTTGCTTGTTTACCTTTTTTATCTTCGGTAAGTGCCATATCAGAAAGACCAGCTTCAATAATCGCATTACATTGCTGGTCACTTAAAGCAGATTTAAAAAAATAATAATTGTGATTTAGTTGCATAATAAATTCATTTCCATTTTGGTCCTAAGACCCAACCCACTATTGTATTTCGTGTGCCAGTTTTTACTGGTCGTACTCTGTGCCAATCGGCAGAGTGAAAAACAATCATCTTGTTTTTTTCATTTGTTATAGTTATATATCTGTTCTTTTTTCTAGGGTCTTTTTCAGATATATCAAATTCGCCACCAGAGAAATTTGAAGATAAAAAAACTACAAAACTTAATTTTCTTATCAACCCATTCTTGTAAGGTTTTTTATGGGTATCAATATGCCAATTATAATATTGCCCCTTAGCATATTCTGTGTATTGCATGGGCTCAATATCTGTTAGTTCATAATTCCAAAAAAGATTATTTGTTGCTTGAATGTATCTAAAATATTCTTGTAATGTAAAATTATTTTTAACCCAACCTATACTTGAATTTCTAGCATCTTTTGTACCTTGTTCTCTTACTTCTGCTTTTTGTAAAACTTCTTTATGTTGTAAACTTCGATTAATCACATCTTCTGGTAATTGTTGTTCATGATATATCATAAAGCACCTTCAGTGTATTTTATCCAAGTCGTAATATTTCTTAATTGAAAACCTCTATTATGTAAATTTTTTACAACATGTTCTAGATAACCTACACAGGTTTTTAGATAATCAACTTTAGATGTTAGTTTAATTAAATCTGTATCAGCTTCTAAATAAGTTGGAATATCTTGTCTTAATATTTTTAATTCAAAAGGTCTCTCGGCTTTGCCTGAATAATATTCCCACTTTTGTTTTTTCATTATTCTCATATCAGTTTCTGCTTTACTCAGCATTAACTTAAAGTTCGTATGTAATTTTAAATATTTATTGAGTAATGCAGGAGAACGAGTTTCTTCAAAGCTGATATTGGTTTCATCAACTTTAGAATCTTTATCAAACATTTCTTGTATTAATTTTAAGTCCATAGTACTACATTATATAATAATTTTAATAACTTGTCAACCTAACGGTTCAAATTTATATAATTGATATTGAAAAGTTGCTTGAGCAGATAGATATTGAGTATCAGAAGCATCATTTGTATAATTCAAACCAGATATAGAAACTGGATATACATTTGAAAATGCAATATTTAAAATAGGATTATTTTTATTTGTAAGAATAGTTAAAGTGGCATCAGAGTACATTGCACTATCAGGCGTTCTAGGTTTAACTGAGTCTGAAGGATTAGACCTAGTGACTGAATCTGGTCTTCTATCTGCATTAGCACTTCTAAATTTTTTAAATTGTTCTCTGTCTTCTGGAAAACCGATTGCTGTTATCCAGTCGTGTAACTCTATGTAATTTTCTAATTTTTCATCAACTAAAAAAGTAACCTCTAAATTTTCATATGTCACTTTATCTGGTAACAAAGGTATATCTTTATATGGTGTAGGAAAAACAGCCTCGCCCATACTAATACCAGGAATATTACATGCTGTTGTAAAAAATTGTACTTTAGGTAATTGTAAAATAGAAAAACGATACTGCGATGGTGCAGAGTAATCTATCGTTTCTGGTTGTCTGGCCAATGCATTAAGTTCTGTCATTGTAATCTCTTCATAATAGTATCTCTTTTCTCATCTGTATAATTTGTCCAATCTTTTATTTCATCAAAAGTTCTTCTACAACCAATACAAATCAGTTCACTTCCTAAAGAAATATAGGTACCTAGTCTACATATTTTCTTACAAGGACTCTTCATACTATTATTTATAAGCAAAAAAAATGGGACCGAAGTCCCATTTTTCTCTTAAAGTGCGATTTAAAATCTCTTACATTAAGTTAGCGATTTTAACTCTTCTGTAATATCTATTAGTTTCTTTAGTAAATGCAGTAGCAGAAGTACCAGCATCGTTGTTATCTGCAAGTGCGCCAGAATCAGTAGCAAAAGGATTGTCTACCATTCCGTATCTAGTTTTGAAACCAATTTTTGGTTGGAATGTATTCTCACCAACTGCTCTCACCATTTGTAGCGGAACATATGGGCAATAGAAAGTACCAGCATCGTAAGGTGAAGTACCTTTATATCCAACAACATAATATTGAGAAGCAGAGATATTAGCAGCATATGGGTCAACATATACTTTGTATCTACCATTCAATACACCAGCGAAAGTGTTTTGAGTGTCATCAACATTTAAGTTATTGTTTAATGCAGGAGTGTAATCTAAGATACCAGCCATTTGTAAAGCAGAAGCAACATCAGCAGATACCATTAAGATATTACCTTTACCTCTTCTTGTTTGTTGACCGATAGCGTTAGCATCTCTTTCTATTTGAAACATTAAACCTTTGAATTTCTCAACAGACCATCTACCATTTGAGTCTGTATCTAAATCAAAAGTACCAGCAGTAGTTGTATTTACAGCAGCACCTTCTACAGCAGTTCTATAAATTCTTCTTACTACTTCTCTATTGATTTCAGATAAGATTTCAGCAGAAAGTATGTTAGCTAATTCAGATTCAGCGTCTAAACCGTGGATTGCTTTTAAGTCTTGAGCAAGTTCCATAGTGTATTCAGCTTTCAAAGCTTTAGTTTTCGCAGTAACAGTTGTTTTCTCAATAGAGAAAGCCATTTCAGCGAAAGCGTTAGTAGTTGTATCACCTAAATTTTCACCTTGTAAAGTAGTCATACCTTGTGCAAAAGTATAAGCAGTTTCAGGAGTGTCATTAAGTAATGCAGGGTTAGTTCCTGACTGAGCAGCTGAAGTTAAATCACCAGCAGCGTCATCAGATGCATGAGTACCATCAGCTTCATCAACTAATGCTTCAGCACCAGATGGGTCATTATATCTAGCTCTCATTGCGAAGATTAATCCAGTTGGACCAGTCATTGGTTGCACACCGCAAACATCATAAGCAATAAGATTAGGCATAGCCCTTCTTACTAACGAAATTAAAATTGGGTCCCAATTTGCCATTGGGTTAGCACCTGCGACCCCACCTTGACCAGATGACACATTGGTTGGGCCTTCACCCAAAAACTGTGCATCTTCTCTAAGTGCTTTTTGTTGATTTTCTAGTATAACAGTAGTAACGGCTCTTTTATAAGCATCACTGATTTTTGGTAAATCAGGATGTTCTAATACGGGCTGCCACTTTTCTTGTAAATGTTGTGTTTGAAACATCTCGTTTCTCCTTATTTATTAATTATATTTATAAATTTAATTATTCAACGCCCTTTTATGGGTTTTATTAATTGCAGCCGTATACGCCGCCATAACATCAGAAGATTCAACTGTCTGAACAGCGCCCTCTTCCGTTAGAACTTCTTCTTTTTTCTCTTCTGTTGGGAAGTAAGACGCTTTTAAAGTTTTTAACTTTTCTTTATAAGAATCTTCACTAACAAATTCAACTTCTTCAACAAGACATTTAAATTTTTCTTTTTGAGTTTCAGTTAAATCGTCAGAAGCTTCAGCAACTAGAGAGCCCTTAGTAAGTTCTCCAATTCTATTAGATGAATCTTTCTTAGATTCAATTAAATCGTTTACTTTATTCTTGAGGTCTTCAATCTCTTGAGTCTGTGCTTCAAGAATATCGTACTTTTCATTTGGAACATCAATATAATGTTCTTCAAAAAGATTTTTCAGACCTGCAATAAAGTCTTCAGAGATTTCGCCCTTTAGACCTCTTTCGATTGCAAGTTCGTTTTCTTTTTTCCACTCTTCAGTTACATAGTTAAGATATGAGTCAACTTTTTCAACCATATCTTCTTTTGTTTCTGCTAGCATATTTTCATGTTCTTCAGTAAGTTTATCTTCGATTTGTTTAATCTTAGAAGATACTGCAGCTTCAAAAATTGTTTCTGCTTTACCTTTGAACTCGTCTGAAAAGTTTTCACCTTCTACTAAGGCGGCAACATCTGCCTTGATATCAACTTCATAATATTCTTTTTTGGTTTCCATTTTGTGACCATCTTCATCTTCACCTTCATTTTCACCTTCTGTTGCTTTTACCATTGCCTCATAAGATGATTTGATAACATCTTTCTTTTCTTTTTCAAGACCCATCATCATCTTGTTCATGGCATTTATCATAGCACCTTTAGTCATGTTAGTTTCTTTCTTCTCAGGATGATGAGCTTCAGATTTTGTAATCTTCATATCTTCAGCCATAACATTCTTTTCAACACCGTGTTTGAATTGAACATCATACCATTCAACATTTCCGTTATCATCTGGAATTGCATGTGATTTTAATACTGGTTTGCCCTTACCCCATGTTGGGTGTTCAACAACAGTAGCACAATCATGGTCTTTTGAATGACAGAGTTCTCTGACTTCTTCGTCAGTATATCCTTCTTTCATTTTCGTACTCCCCTCAGCTTTACCAGCACTTTTTTGTGCAGGGTCACCTGATATTTGTTTTATTTTTTTTGAGGCGTTCGGTCCAGAATCAGTTGCTGATACAACTGCTTTGCCTAAGTCTTCAGGCTTTTCAGCACCTTTCATCTTTGGCATAGGGTCAGGCTTTCCACCAGTAGAATCAGGACTTGCCTTTTCTTCTAGTTCAGCGACCACTTCTTTCTCCAAATCCTCAATCGTTTTTTCTAAATCTTGAGCCATTAGAGGTTCTCCTTTATTGGTTATTCATTAGTTAATATTATTTATAGTTTTATAACTTTTTAAGAAACTTTGCGAACGCTAAAGCTTCTACATTAGAACTTCTTTTACGAACACTCGATTCAATGTCTTCTACAATTTCTTGCATATCTACTTCTTTAAGTAGTCCATTATTCCAAACCCACTCTTTTCCCTCCATAATACCTTCTACAAAAGCATTTGGAGCAGACGGGTCTGCCACAATGTCAGCAGCTGCAGCTAACATAAAGTCTTTTTTTACATAATTCGCACCATTCTTTTGTTCTAAAGAACCCATGCCTCTTGATGATACACCTAGTTTGCCGCCTTCGTCCATGATATTTTTCACTATTTTACCCATTGGTGTATCCATAATTTTTGCTTCGCCTATAAAATCATTACCTTCTTTTTTTAAAGAAGTGACCATATGAGAAACTCTATCTAAATTGACAGTAGGTCCCTCTGGGTGACCTAACTCACCATATGCACGATTTTCGTTAATAAACTTTTTATTGTATCTACCCACTTCAGTTTCAAGAACTTCCATAGGATATACTCTACCATTTCTGTTTTTGATTTCGGCTTGCATAAACACGCCCTTTATCTTATAGTCTTTTTTACCTTCTTTGGTTTCTTCAACTATAAATTTAGTTTCTTCTAATGCTTCTGAAATAAGTTTCATTATTCTTTCCTATACTATGCTGGAGTATTTATATTATCGTAACCAGATATCTTTCTTAATTTCATAATAATATAACCAATACAAGCTGCATCATTTTCTAAAAAAATATCACCAGTTATTCCACTCCCTGCATTGTTAGTAATTGGTGGTAGTTGTTGACTACCAATGTTAAAGTTACCATTACCTTGTAATGATAATGCAGTAACATTTGATGTTGCATCAAATTCTACCTCTAATATTGAACTCACACTCCAAGTACAAGATACGATTGCAAGTCTTGGGTCTGTAGCAGCACCTGATAAAGCTGATGCATCTACAACTTTAAGTGCAGTTGCATTTGTTCCTGTAATTGTTGTATGTACTACGGTTTCAAAATCTGTATCTCTTAGTGTTCTTGTCGTGTATGCCATACTACTTTCCTTGGTTTAACATTTCTCGTTCAAAATAGTCCATTAGTTCTTTTTCTGATACTTTAAACTTTTTTGAAACATTTTTTATAGTTTTCTCAAAACTATTTATAAAGTCTGAAGGTTTAGAGTCCATAACTGCAAATATATCGTCAACAGCCCTCTTCATTTTAGGTGACAATTTTTTATATTCTTTAGATTTTTTATGTTCATCTTTTTCTTTTAATGAATCATAAACAGATTCAAACTCCAATGTCATCATCTTCCTCGGTTGCTGGAACATGATTAGTAACTATTGTCTTAGCAATTACTTCTCTTTGTTTTTCTAAGGCATCGCCAACTTTATCTGACATTACAGTTTTAAAGTTTGTTTCAGCAGATAGATTATCTTTATTTAATACATCATCTACGAATTGTGCAATATTTTCTTTTGTCATTATTTTTCCTCCTCAGGTGGTTCTTCACCTCTATATTTAGAAACATCATCAGCAGGTATCGGTGAACCATCAACTGATGGATATCTAGTCACACCGTCTGTACCATCAGGTACATTAATACCACCATCTTCAGGTTCAATACCAGCTTCTCTGTTCATCTGGTCTCTCATCTCTTCTATTTCAGAATCGTTCATATTTAATACACTTTTAAGCACATATTCTTTACTAAAAAATGTACCAATATAACTCTCAATACTACCTAACATATCAAGTCGTTCTCGTAACAACTCTGCTCTTTTTAGTTCAGTAAAGTTGTTATCTTGTAAGAAGTCATATTGAATGTGTTCTTTCATATCTTTCCATTCTTCTTCAGCAATTACACCTCTTAATATTAATTGAGATTTAAGAATATCTGAAAACAATTTTGAAAACTTTGTTCTTAATCTTTGAACAAATTTAGTAAACTTTAATTCATCTCTTGTAATTTCAGTTGAACGACCTAATGAAAAGTTTTGTTCTGCTTCTAATCTTGACATTGGAACATTAAGAGCTTGATATAACTTTCTTTTAAAATAAGTGATATCGTCTATCTCGCCAAGATTTGAGCCACCAGGTAAAGTTGTGATTTCAGTACCACGACCACCCTCTCTTCTTGGTAACCAAAAATCTTCTAACATTGACATGTGATTTCTATCGTCACGAATCTCACCAGTTGATGCATCATAAACAAGTTTGTTACGATAACGATTCATAACATCTTTTAAATATTGTTCTGCTTTTATCTTTGGTAAATTACCGACATCAATATAAAAAATTCGTCTTTCAGGTGCTCTTGATATTCTGTAAATAACTAAAGCATCTTCAATCATTCTTAATTGATTAACAGGTTTGATTGCTTTATTTAAATAAGATAGAATATGCCCCTTTGACATATCTATTAAACCAGATGGCACAAATGCGATTGAATCTGCTGTAAGTTTAACACCCATTGCAGTAGTGCCTCCGCCAACAGTATTTCCATTTGGGTTAAAAAGATAATAATCTTTTACTTTTTTAATAACCTCAACACTTTTATTTACTTTGTCTAAGTCTTTATCAACCTCTCTCATTTTTTTAATTTTTCTTGCATCAATAAAACGAAGTTGTTGAATACCCTTTCTAGGGTTAGAACTGTCAATTACTTTGTGATAGTAAATTCTTCCGTCAACATACCATCTTCTAAAAATATCATGAGCCTTTTCTTCAAAGTCTAATAAATCTAAGACCCTTTCAAATTCTTCTCTGATTCTTTTTTTAATTGAATTAGATACTTTTAAGTTTTCTAAAGAAATAGAAACACACATATCTTTTTCGTCTGAAGCGATTGCTTCACTTACAATATCTTCTATTGCACTATCACACTCTGGTTGCATTGCAATATCACGATACCTACGAATTAAATCGTCATCAGTTCTTTCACGACCATCTGTGTCTAATGTTGTGGAATAAAATCCGCCGCCTGGGGCTTCATAAGTACCATCGTCCGTAGTTGGAGCCATGATAGACCCCAACTCTGGATTCTTTCGTTTGATTTCAAAACCAAAAAATTCTGCCATAATTTAATCTCCTACTTCTATTTATAAGATTGTGAGGAGTTTATAAATTAATGCCAGATACTCTGAATGTGTCATAACGCCAAGTTATTTCAAACTCTTCGATTCCTTCGGCTTCATACTGCAATTCAATAGGAGCGATAACAGTCGGCCAACAACCCTCTAGAGTATATTGATGAAGTACAGTATCATCTCTATCTAATTGTTGTACAATCATATCAACCCTATAATCAACTGGATTTGTAGCACCAGTATTATTTACTGTATCGTTTATGCCGTTCATCCATCTTTCCACTTCTCTACGAATTGAAAAATCAGTATCGTTTAACACTGTGGTTGCCCAAGTTTCAAAAGTTCTTTCGCCTGCGAGATACAAATTTCTACCTCTGAATTTTACTTCAGTTTCACCAATAGTTTGTCCTGGAAGACTAGCAGCCTTACATAAGAACGAAAACTGTTCTGTATTAATAGCTGCAGTTACGGCGCCAACTGGTGGAGGAAGAATTACTCTAAATTGATTAGCTCTAGCACCACCGCCAGCAAGTCTTGCTTTAAAGTCATTAATGTTTGCCATGATTAACCTCCCACCTCACTAAACGCTACGCCAGTTCGTACGGCGATGAAGTTTAGTGTAATAAAGTTAATTGCACGAGCAGGTTTAATGAAAATATCTGCGACAAATTCATTTCTATCAATGACTTCACCTGTATTATTTGTTTCATCAGAAACTACACTAAAGTCGGTGATACCCCTCTTACCTTGTATATCTCGTAAAAATGGTTCTACTAAGTTCTTAAACTGTGCCCTTGTAAATTCATCGTTGAACTCAAAGAGTTGAAACTTAGCAGCAGTTGCGATTGCTTTTTCTAAAATAATGAAGAGTCTTCTTACATTAATTCTATCAAATGCACTCGGTTTAGCGAGACCAGTTTTATCACCAAACAAGATTGTACCTTGCCCAGGGAAAGTAACAACTGGATTTATTCTTGCCTTATATAAAGTATCTCTTTGTGATTGAGTAGGAACAAAAGGCAGACTTACTGCACCTCTAATTTGCCCTCTATTAAACCCGCCTGGTGAGAAAAATGCTTCTGCAACTTGTTCTGTTTGTGCAACAAGCCCTGCAACATCTCCGTTCAATGGCACATATCTATATACATCATTAAATCTATCGTACATATATTTGTAACCACTATCAAAGACTGCATAAGAAGAACTTGGAAGTGCATCAAAGAAATTTTTAACATTTACTGTCATTGTTTCTTGATTTGGAACACCCACAATATCAGCTCTCTCTGGAGAAATAAATGTCATACAATCTTTTCTATTTTCTGAGATTGTAATTAAATTATTTGCAAGTGTAGCAGATGCTTTACCCGCCATAAGTAAATTTACATCTTCAGATTCAGCATCTTTAAATCTATTATAAGCCTCTAACTTTTCTCCGTCTGTTACTGCATAATCATCAGTACCTCCAGTAAGTGTAGATGTTGAAATCTTATTAACATCAGGACCACTATCTAGTAAGTTATATGCAGTTACACTTTGTACTGAAGAATCTGATTTAAGAACGATACCCCAATCACCAGAACCATCTTTCATTGCAGATGGGTGATTTGTTACATAAATAAATTGTGACTCTGAATAGATTCTATCTACATAAAATAAGTTATTACCAGAGGCATCTACTGCTTCTGGGTTTTTTGATAAGAATGCATATGTTTCAATAACAGAATTTGTTCTATTACCTGCTGTATCGTTATCAAAACCAGTTTGAGCACCAGTTGAATCATAAACTACAATGTGTAATTCATCATCAGAAATACCCCTTGCAGTTGCATGTTCTGAAGTTCCTGGTTCACCATCAAATAAATCAAAGAATCTCCAATATTTTGTGATATAAGAATCATCTGCTAAAGCTGCGATTAAACCCTTACCAGCAGGGTCATCTAACTGTCTAATTGTTATTGTTTCAGCTCCAGCATCAAGTGCAGATATTTCATATCTAACACCCTCGTGACCTGTAGCAAAAGTTGTACGACCTGAATCAGAATAAAATTCTATGATTTGACCAACTGCAAAATCAGTAGTTTCAAATGCATCAATCGTAATTGTTGTATCACCAATAGCTGCACTACCATCATTTACTTGTTTTGCTGTATTTTGTGAAAATGTGTTTTTAGTACAAATATCAACTTTGATACCATTTGAATGTATACCAGCTGTTCTTGCTGTAAATACACCAACACTTGAATTAGCAGACCCTAATGATAAATTAGGTCTATAACTCTCTTGATAATTTGTAGTTGATTTAATTAATATTCCTGTTCCGTCTGAATCAGCATTCAGTATGGCACTTTCCGCCCTCACAACTTTTAATGTGTTTGTATATTGTAAAAAATTAGCAGCAGTAAAAAAGTCTTCGTATTGATTACTTGTATCTTGTGGTAGACCAAATATTCTTACTAAGTCTTGTTCTGAACTAATTTGAGTAACTTCACTAACTGGTCCTTTTTGAAAGGCACCAGCAACAGCACCAATAGTTGTTGCAACAGCAGGGACAATATTTGTTAAATCAATTTCCTTGACTTGTACGCCTGGAGAAACTTGAAATCCCATATTAATACTCCTCTATTTTAGTTTTAAATTCATTAGTTATTAATATTTATAAAAAAATGATTTTAAGATTATGTGTTTTATACACTTTTAAAATATAAATAGATGTATGAGTGAACACTATCAAAAATACAGAAACACAATTCGTAAGGTTGCTAGAAGACATAGAAGACTTAGACATAGTTGGGTGAATAAACAATTAACAGAAAAGTCTTGTAAGTATTGTGGTGAATCTGAATTAGTCTGTCTTAAATTTTATCCAGATGATAGAAAGATTCGTTCTGATTCTAATAAACAAGGTTTAAATGAAGAGTCAAGAAAAAAAATACTTGACATTATTGAAAAACAAGTTATAGTATGTCAGAACTGTTATATTAAAAAAGATAATGATTTAATTGATGAAGAAGAATTTACCAATTTGTATCATGAGTCCTGACAACAGTAGACCATCTCGTTCCATATTCGTCAACTTCACCCTTTGGTTCAAATGGGTCATCTATGCCATCATCAAAGAAACCAAAAGGCGCCATGTCTTGTTCCATTTGATTTTGATTCTCTGCATATAATCTAGCACGAATATCATTATCTGTTAATTCTTTAAAATAAGTTTGTCCTGATAACCAACCAAATAATACACAACACATCATTAAATCGTCATTATGTCCTTCTTCTGCCTGAAAAGAAGAGCCATGCAGAATAAATGTTGACATCTCTGAGATTATATCAAAATCTTCTAAAATAATTTTATCTGATTCAATCATAGTTTTTAAATTAGAACACCCTAGTTTTTTTACTGCCTTTGTTGTTCTGACACCAAGTTGTGCTTTACCACCACTAAAACCACCACCAACAATTTGTCCTGCACGACCTCTCATTGATGCCATGATTAAATTTTCATATTCTAAATCAAATTGTAATGCATTAGCCACTTGGTCGCCAATATCATTAACCTCAACCATGACAAATGCTTTATCATATGCATTTGCAACATCTTTAATTACATGAGGAAACAACATAGGTTTTATCTGATTATTTTTATATTTACAAACTAAACGATATGGTATTTTTGATACATCTATTACTACAAATGCTGATGCATCTCCTTGAATACCCCTTGCAACATCAGCAACTAAAACATAAGTATGTTCTTTAATTGGTTTTTCATAAATATCTAACCCACTACTATTTGATTGTAATGGCGTTCTTGATGGCATTGTTCTAATTTTAGAGGCAGCAATGAGTGTATTTTGAGAACCTAAAAACTCACAATCAAATTCTTTTGCGAATTGAGATTCACTTGTATTTGCAATCGTTTCTTTTTTCCATTTTTCATCTCTGCCTGGCACCTCTGACCAATGTACATCTATTGGTATATAACTATTCTTTTTTTGTTCTGCATCAATCCATAATTTATAAAACATATTCATGCCATTTGGTGTCGATACAATAATTACCTTAGTTGATTGACCAGATGAAATTGTAGGATAAACTGAACTAAAAAATTCTTCTGCGATATTTGTAGGTACAAATGCAAACTCATCTAAGAATATCATATTATAAGAACCACCACGAACTGCACTTGATGAAGTAGAAGATGCTACTATTCGTGAACCATTCTCTAATTCTAGACTACCTTTATTCCATGACATGATACCTTGTTGTAACCAATTAGGTAAATTTTCATATGCAAGTTGCAATCTTGACAATATATCTCTTGCAGTCGCAGCTTTGTTTGCAAGTATTGCCACATTCATACTTTCGTTGAATAAAACATAATGTAATATATAAGAAACCATAGTTGTAGTCTTACCAGATTGTCTTGGTAGTTTACAAATAGAAAAACGATTATTATGAAAAGTGCCCACCATATCTTTTTGAAATGGGTACATATCAAAGGATATAAGACCCCTATCTAAAGAAACAATTTTAATATATTTTTCTATGAAATACTGTGGGTCTTTCATACATTTTTGAAACTCAAGTATTTGTTCTTTTGTGAACTCTTGAGTTACAAATGCTTTTTTTAAATTAGGATTACCTAGATATTGATTTGTTATGCCCATTGCAATGCCACACCATGAATTTTATTAGCACCTGTCAATGACGACCCTACTACTTTCCATCTTAATGCTACCTGAGGCGATGCTGTTCCTGTGAGTGTTGTTGAACCTGAAAATATTTTTAGACCAGATGACCCTGCTTGAAATCCTTCATCAGTTAATGTGGCAGCATTATATGTTGAATTATCTCTGGTTACAGAAACTGTAAAATCTGAAGTGCCATCTGGTAATTCTGCGAACACCACTATTCTTGCTGTACTTGGTGTTGTATTTGCAGTAAATGTATCTGATATTAAAGTCATAGATGTATTTGTTGTTAATGAACTTAATTTTTGAACAACAACAATACCAGAACCACCAGCGCCTGCTGTACCAGAAGCAGAACCATTACCACCACTTCCTCCTCCGCCGCCACCAGTATTTACTGTACCAGCTGTCGCATTAGAAGAAGTTGTTGTACCACCAGCACCACCGCCACCAGAACCACCAGCTCCACCAGGACCAGAAGCACCTCCGCCTCCTCCTCCACCAGCTCTTGTTACCGAGGTTGAACCATCTGCTATTGTATCT